CTCCCCATTCCGGGGATTTGATTTAAATAAGGGGCTCCAGCTTTGTAGGGGTCAGATAACCCCAATATTCCTTGCAACGGTTTTGTAATCGGCTTTAATGCTTTACTAAAAAATCCCATAACCTCATCCCTAGGTACTAGTAATTGTCTCTACGCCACCGGCGGTCATAATCTGCATTTTGTCTATTGTGGTATTATACCACTGCGCTGCTGTAGGTATAGAGCTTCCCAACGCGCTTACTTGCGTTGTTGTAAGTGAGGGAAGCACCCATCCCGTGTTATTTAACAACTGCTGAAGAGTATCATTTAATTCAGCTTGATACTGACTCTCATCATCTACATTCAAGTAGGGGAGTATTTCTACATAGTTTGTCATTAGAATACCTCTAGCTCTCCATCGCCACATACAAAACTTTGCATTCCCCAAAATCTTAATTTAATTATAAACTCATTAGACATTCCAAGGTTTTGCCAATTTAAAATATTTTTTCTGTGTCCCAAAAAGTTTAATACCTGACCAACGGTATTACTCCAGGTGCGACCCCCGTCTACTGAAAAAGACAAATCTACTCTTGGGCAATAACCAATTTGCAGCGATGTGATACTATCTTCTGTGATGACTAATGCTCCACTTTCTGTAATAATTTGGTCGCTATCTTCTGTAATAACATAATCAACTGCTGTAGCACCTTGACACCCAGGGTCGTTTCCCTGCTCGATTGGCATTACAAACGAGCTTGCTCTAAATCTAACTGTATCTGAAGATCTAATTGTGTCGCATATCCTTATTCTCTGAATTTCCCAGATACTTTGGACGTTTTCATCTGCCCCCAAACTCTCATCAATTGTGGTGAAGTTTTGAGATTGTTCATATAGGTATGGGTCATTAATTGATGCAAAAAACCACCTGCTGTTGAAAAACACTGTTTCTCTAGAGGGGTGAAAGTTAAGATGTTGATCTGAACTATGGAAAAACAAGGATGTATTAGTATCATAAATTAAAGTGAAATTATCTTCCTGATCATAAAAGGTTAACTGATAAAACAAATGACCATTTTGTCTATAAATGGCGGCTGTAGATCTATCAGGACGTGAAATATTATCCAATACATTATCTATTCCATCAGTTGAAATTCTCTCAAATCCTTGCTGTAGGGTAAATTTCATAATTGCTGGTGCATTTTTTTCTGTTATTCCCAGCCAAAATACTGATTTTTCTGCTGCGGCGATTGTTGAAACGGATATACAACCAGAATCAATATTTAAACTTGATACTCTTCTATAATTTTGCAAACCTCCAACTTGGGTCCAAATCTCGGCAACAGTTTTACCAAATACAAGCACATTATTACCACCACTTGGAATTCTTTTTACTGCTAATGCAAAATTAGGCTTAGTTTGTAGTGTTAATTCTGTAGTTTCTGAAATAGTGGTATCAGTTGCCCTCGAATAAGCATGCCATTTTGAACCATCTGAGGTGGTCAAAGCATTCCCAAATAAAAAAAATGTATTATGATATGAAACGTAATTGGGAATTAAATCCGGATGAGCTGTATTAATATTTTGCGCTGTTAAATTAGCGGGTAAAGAATAATTATAAATATAAGCATCAGTTCCATCTACAATACATATTTGATTGCTTAAGTTTTCATCTATGAAAACCTCTCCAGTGCTAGTTGATAAATTATTGGGAAGTTTTGTAATTCCCAAGGTAGAACTTATGGAATAAACAAATTCATTGATTACTACTATCATTAGATTGCCTCGTGTTGAAACAAAGCAACCCCTACCCTCACCAGTTGATAAATAAATTAGGTTTCCTTCAGAATCTACTTGGCCAGATGGAAATCTTAATGCTCTCTTGTATCCAGGCATATTGATAAGCCATCCCTGACTAATAAACATGTTATAAGTTTTTTGAGCATCAATTTTAGGATAAATTCCAAATGTTGAGGATCCTACCACTTTAACGGGTAACGTTTTAGCCTCGGGAGTTATTCTATAATTGCGACCAGACTCAGGCACGAGTCCATCCTTTGCCTAAGTTAACTTGCGCCCAGGTTAAACCATCATTATCTGGAAACCCATCTGTTGTGTTTAATGAAACATCAACAATCGCCGAATAATTCTTAATTTTTCTTTCAAAATCTCCAAGCTCGTCGCTTACGCCTACAGGAACCGCAAAGTTATAATCTACGCAAATTCTTTTTGCTAATTGATATTTTAAATAGCTTAAATAATATCTATCGTAAACCAGCTCTAAATCTTGAGTTAACCCCGTGGTTGCTGCTAACCCAAATTTTCCCCATATTTCACAAGTATAGGCTTGGTCTGGAGTAAAATAGATATAAAAATTAGCTCCATTAAGCGTTCTTTCTAGATGCCATTGAAATGGCAATGAATTAACATTATTAGCTCTGGCTGTTCCAAAATATTGTTGTCTATTAGCTTGAATTGTTGGAAATCGAACACTGTCTATAACAAATGTAAATGTATCAGCTTCTATTAAATTCTCAATAAAATATGCTTCTTGTCCTATCACCCCCGTCAACGTATGAGAGGTGTAATAAGGAATCATATCTGATTCTAGTAGTTTTTCGGCTAGAATATCGTTTAATAACTGGTGTCCGCCTGCCAATTGCGGCCCCGTAACCTGATTAAAATCTCTAGATACAATCCCGCTTGCATAAAAAGCATTTGTAATCAGCTCCGTGACCGTAATTGTCATTAGCTCATCCTTTAAGCATTTAAGCTAAATTGGAATCCTATTAAATTAATAGTTAAAGTGTCACCAGCTGTTACCTTGTATTCAAATGTAGCATTTGAATCTGTTTGCATTTCTGATGATAATCTTTGAGCACCAGCCACACCAGATCCTATTCTGATAGTTCCGTTTGTTGCTGCTCCCCCGTTAACCCTGAAATCTGCTGTATCAGTTGCAGCGTTAGGAGTATAAAGCAAATCCATGGAAATACGAGTTGCAAGATTAGGCATAGCAGGAGGGGTAGTAGCATTGCAATCTACATCTGCAAATGATGCTGAACTACCGGCGCTAAGTACAGCGATAGTAGCATCAGGATAAAACCACCTATCCACCCCATAGCCGTACTGCCAGAAGAGTAGAAAGTCACTGGTTGCATCGGTGCAAACCCATCCTACATGTCTAAACATATCATAACCTGCCGGAATTGCAGGCCCTGTTGCAGGAAGTGCAGTAGATATAATTCCAGCTGGATCGTTATAAGCAGTAGAATCGCCTAAAATATATACTGCATACCAGGTGCTTGCGGCAACACTTCCGGTATCTAATCCACCGGCACCACTTGCGGTGTTATCAATTGCTACTGAACTTTCTACGACAATATCATTAGCGTTAGAAGAGTCTCGGCAACTTCCAGTTGAAATATTAATTATTTCATCCGGTGTGGTAGAGTCGTTCGAAACGACTAAGCCGTTGATATAAAGCTCACCGGCATTAACAATGGGTAAATTTGGATCTGGCATTACGTCACCTCTAAATTAATTAAAGTGGGAAGATTAAAGACATTGCATATTCAGCTGCCAATGATTTACCAAAGAGGCAATCATGCACAAAACCTTGCTGGTTCTGCCCGAATAAGCTTCCATATGTTTGTCTTATGCTGACTCCTGTATCCTCATCGATAGCGTTGCCTGTATCAAATGGAGGTTGGAGAGGTAACCTAGGCATTGCAACATACATAGGGTCGCCAGAATAAAGCATTCCTGCTCTATGATTGGGAAGTACAGAGCATTGCATACCTGCCACAATAGTGTTGTTAATATTTTGATTTTTTCCACTTGCGGCTTGCAAAGCAGGAGTAATAGAAACTGTTACTTGAGAACCTCCGGTAGATGCAGCATCTGCGGTAGCTCTAAATTGAACCGGCAAACCGCTAACATTATGTCCCACAAATGTTCTAAATCTCATATTAGGCTGACCTGATACACCGTCATCAAATTGAAACTTATCATTCTCTTTGACGGAATCAGCATCACTTGCAGCAGAGCATCCAGAGAAAGTGATGGATGTCACACCCCCTTCAGAGTTTTGAGTTACTGAAACTACAGTTAAAGTAGAAGCAGCTTGACCCTCGCTTCCTGCTGTATGAATTGGAAGTAGATTAGAACGATACCAATCGCAATTATCAAAATGCCCCACTTCCCAGCTCATAGCGTCCCGATTATTTCTATCTAATGCAAATTGATTTAAGCCGTTCGCGATAATAGATGAGACTGCTAAATTTGGGAGATATCCTTTAACTCCATACGAATCAGAGCCAAATTCTCTTAGCTGAGCTAATGCTTGAGCTAATTGATTGTAGCTGTTGATAGGAGTTACGCCATCGCCGTAGAAACGATATGGTTGTAAACAAACCTCAGCAACGTTAGCTTCTATCTTTGCTCCAAGCTCTTTAATAGCAGCTTTACCAAATCTTTCCATGTAATCTTTAACATTTAACAATAATTGTTGAGAGTTGAATGCGTAAGACACTGAGCGTTGTTGATCTAAAGTCAAGGTTTGAACTCTTTGCTCGGAACCCTCAAAAGATGCAACTAGTGAATTAGTGGTAGTAAATCTTGGCGGTAAATCATAGCCAACAGTAGCTCCTAATTGACCCTCCAAATCTTGGAAATCTTTAAATCTAGTATTTGCATTCGCGATAAAACAACATAAATTTTGCAGAAAAGCCAATCCAGACTTTTGATATGTTTGGACGGACTGCAACGAATTAGTCGGCAAAGCCATAACGCACCTCTGAAATTTTGTCCTTTAAATTTCAGGTACTCAATAGATAAAGAGTTTAACCTCTTAACCAATCAGCAGATTTAAAATCCTTTACGCTGTTGTGTTGGCCCGATTGAGTACCGGCTAAAGAGGATTTACTGCGAGGAAGTGGTTCGTCTACTGAGTGCTTGGCACTTTGAGCATCATGATTTTGCTTAATTGATGCTGCCATTTTTGACATCATGCGTTTTGCCTGAGCTGGTGAAACTCTAGCAGCTGTTGCCATACTTATCAGCTTGTCGGGAGACTTGCCGAGCTCATACATTATATCTGCTGTTCCATCCACATCATTGGCTAACATTATGACATCGGAAAACTCTCTTTGATCGATATTTCCGACAACCTCTTCCAGGTCATCATATTTATCTTTCGCAGCATTGAGTTTACCGTAATATTCAGTCACCAATTTTTCAGCATGCTCGCGCTGAACTGCTTCTTCCTGCGATCGCCGATGCTCTTCAATCTCATCTTTGAATTCTTGACGTAAGTCTTCTTTCAAAGACTTTAAATCAGGAACGCCACCACCCGCTTCTGAATAGCTTTGAGATTTGGGTTGGTTTTGTTCTGCTAATTTTTGATTGTATTGAGCTTCAGCTTCGCGCCTAGCACGCTCCGCAGCTTGATGCTTTGCTGTTCCAATTAACTCATTTACCTCGCTCTGAGATAACATTTTTTCCTGTTTATCTGGAGATTGAGGTGGAGTTGACTCTTCCTGAGTTTCATCCATCTTACACTATTCCCTGTGTCTGGTTATGCCTCGTATCGGTGAGTCCGCCTACTTTTGACCGCCGTAGGTGCGTTATGCCGATTAATCCTTAATCGTATTTAAAATTTAGCACATCCGAGTAATGAGGGCAACTATTTGGTGCCTTTTACAAGCTTTAATTCAGGTTCATAACGCGGCGCTCTAAATTGGCTCGGATCTTCACCATCTTCTAGCGCAACATTACTATTAGTTGTTAGCCAAAAAAAATCACCGTCTATATCTTGGCTTGGTCCTAAGAATGTAAACTCATATAGCCGCGATCCATTTAAAAAATACACTTCTTGATTGCCGATTAAGTTTCTAGCGTTTTCTAAAACCTTTATTAACTCGTTAATTCTCATTTCTTACCTTTTCTTTTTCCAAATCCAACGCGCTTGGCGGCAGCTCTTTCATGTCGGGATGCCATCTTGCTCATCCCAGCCTCACCATAGGCTGCACCCTCTGCTCTTTTCTTATTATAGCCAGCTTTCTCCATTACTTTAACATTTTTTTTCATACCTTTTTTTGTTAAAGCTTTTTTCCCTTTAATAAGCATTCTCTTTTTTACCTCATCCTTGTATTGTTTCATAGCTAACTCCTAAGTTAAATAATCATTGTTTATCAAAAACAATCGGTAAGTTACATCATCGGTGCTAACCTGGACACCCCAATATTTAAAAGCAAAGACATCGCTTATCGCTCCTTTTTCATAAGATGAGGTTTTAAATCTCTATTTTCTTTCTCAAGTTTTTTATAGTGCCGTAGCTTTGCATTAGACCTTTGTTGTTCACGCCAAGCGGATCTAATTTCAGTATTTGATTCTATTCTTTTTTTTTCTCTTAAAAATGCTCGAACACTCGGGCTTAATCTGTTGATACCCCTCATTTCTTGTTCTTCTTTTTTCTTAATACCTTATTTGCCTTGGCATCTATTTTTTGCAAGCTGCCTTTAGACAAATTACCTTTATTATATTGTTGTTGAGCACGAGCCTTCGCATTCGCCGCATGAGACCGATCATTCATTGGATACTTCCTCTCACCGGGTAATCCAAAATCTTTTTTTGGCAGTTTTTTGCGCCTAGCGCTTGATAGTTTAGCCATTTCACCCCTCCTTGGGTTCTATAGATTCCATAGTCTTAACTTCTTCAACCGTATCCCTCAAAAGCTCTACAGCATTTCTACTTTCTTCAGCATCGGCCTTTTGCTGCTGAATAGCATTTTTAGTGGCATCGCTATTTATTTGAGCCAAAGCTTTAATTAAATCAATATCTGTTTTTTGTTTTTGCACGGCAAGCTCTGCTGATTTCATTGCCATATCAGCTTTTATCTGAAGCTCTTTCATCTGTGACTTCATTTGCTCCATCATAATCAATGCCTCGGCTTCAGTCTGAACCGGATCTGGTTGACTCTTAGCCTCTTCTTCTGCTTGAGCTTGTTCTTGAATAAACTCTTCTGCCAATAATTTAAGCTGGTCTGCACCTTTAATGTTCATATTGTTTATAATTGTAGGTAGCCCCTTTCTGTTGATAAATGCAGCAAAAGCTTCGCTTGCACTCATCATCTGCGCTATTAGTTGCAGAGTGATTTGTTTTTCTACCGCAGTGTTAGATCCCGCCTCTACTCTCACATCTAGATTTCTCGGGTCGTAATTCATTGCACTCCTTGGCTCATCTGGGTCATTAATAGCGACCGCAGTTCTTGTGCCATTTTTATCAACAATTGGAACAGTTCTAGGTGTTTTATAGTATTTTGGAATCAAATCGACAATAACAGTAAGTGCTCGATTAAATCCCATGATGTAGTTGATGTAATACGGATTTGCAGCAGCTGAAGATTGAATAGCGCCTGATTGCAATGCTTTACCAGATATGTTTTTTTCATTTGTTCCAAGTACAGCATCGTAGTTTCCCAAAATTGCCTGCATCATTTTATCAGCTTGTGTAAATGTTGTTTCAACAATCGGTGGAGTAGGTGGGTGCATTACCTCTTGCGGAGGATTGTAGCTAATCTCCGGATTATTTTCATCGTATTGATGATAAACATAGTTTCCAGGGTATTGAATATTTCTATATAGCTCTTCATAACCTTTCGGAATAGAACCCTTAGCTATTTTCATTTTATGCATCGTTATATTTTGTAATTGTTTTGCAACCGCTTGGCCTGCATAATTTTTTAATCTTTGCATGCTGGTGGAATGATAAGCATACTCTCTCGTTTTTTGATAAGCGGGTCCAGATTCATTTTCCCTGAGCATTACTGAATTGCCATCTACAAAAATTAAAGGCAAATAACCATAGTTAGTATTTTTTTGCTTACCCAATTCTTTGTTTTCGCAAAGCCTAGCTAACTTTATAGTTTCTACATATGTTCTTCTTTTATCTACTACAGCAGGAAAAACCTCTATTCTAAATTCTGCTTCATACTCTCTTAGTTTTTTATTGTATTCTTCTTCTAGCAAGATAGAGCCATCCGCTAATCTAAACAAGTTTTTAGCAACTCGCGCTTTATAATAAAAATCAATAACCATTATTATTTTTGGAAACGACCCTTGGGATTGATAAGACCAAACAAAACTTCCAGCACTCCCCCCTGATGATCCCTTAAAACCTATTCCCTCAAGGGACTCTTCACCAAATTCTTCCATAAAATCTCGCTCAGTGTAAGCAGATATTTCAAAAGCATACCTGCCATCGCCTTTATGCGATTCTCTAGCAAGAGGGTCAAAACCTGTCATGGTAGGATCGAATGGTTTATCTAAGAATATTTTTTGATCAAACGAACGGTCATGAATATAATCTGTATAAATTTTTAAAACTGAAAAACCACCCGCCAATACATCTGAATATATTTGAAACTGTAGATTGTCGGTCGCTACATCAGAAATAATGTGCTTGCAATGACCCTGAAGAAACTCTATTAACTCAACGCTTGCAGCATTAACCGGAGAACCTTCAGCAACCTGCACTGTAACCGATGGCGCATGATTTTCAAACTCCCCTCGGAGTCTAGAAATTTGTGACTCTAAGGCATTAAACTCCAAAATAGGTGTCTTGATATTTTTTAAGTTGTTTTTTTCTTCATTAGTGATTGATGAGTTGAATACAAAGTTTTTAGCTTTGTAAAATCTTGCGTAATTTTTGGCAAAATAACTATACGAATGCTCTACGCATTCTTTAATTTCCTGTAAATCCATTTACTTTATCCATAAAGATTATTTAGCGCTTGTTGTGCCCTCTTTGCTTCTAGCAAAGCCATGTCATTCTCAGGCTTTGTGTCGTCCTTAACATCAAAAACCAGAGTTTTACTTAGTAAGGCAATTTTCACAGCATCGTAGATAGTATCGCATATGTCATCATGCTTATGCGTATCATTAGCTGTGATGCGAATCATCTGATTTATACATAGTTTAGCGTGCGGCGCTCCTTTCGTAAACGACAAGAGTTTTGATGCAATGATTGGCTGCATCTCAAGATACCTGGAAGTCTTGGACCCACTAGCCTTAGTTCTTTTCACCTCTCTTAACTCAAGACCTCTTAAGTCATTTAGAATGCTTAATAGTGTTACCCCTGTAGATTTTTTTTCAATCGCAGCCAGTCTTGGGGGCATATCATGATTCATGCACTCTGCAATAAAACTTCTAAACTCATATTCTAACTCACGAGGCTCTACTCTAATTTCCCAGCATTTAATTGAGTGTAAAGCGTAAGTTTCGGTAGATGCTGCATTTTCTGAAACTCGATATAAACCGAAAAAATGAAATACTGTTGAATCATTGTAAGACTTATCTGTTTCAGCTGTATCTGCGGTAATAAAAGTAACTAAAAATTTAGGCTCTTCCTCAAGCATTACAAAATCATTTTCTTTATAAAGAGCACCGCCTGATGGAATCGGGTCTTGATTAAATTGACTTGCATAAACGTATTCATTTTTTGCTGCCTTTTCTTTTAACATCTCAAGAGGATGCACCTCAGGGTACAATGCGTTTCCCGCATCATCGATAGATTTTAGAATTACGAGCCTAAACTTTCTCTCACTATCTTCTGACATTAAAAATGCCGGCAAATCATCTTCATGCAATCTTTGACCAACAAAAATTATAGGAACACTAGGAGACCTTGGTCTTTGCAATATAGTTTCTTTATAGTTTTGAATTACTTTATGCCTGATTGTTTCGCTATGAACCTCATCGGGTTTGTGAGCATCATCTATAATTACAGCACCGCTAAATCTGTCACAAGCAGGTAGTCCTGCATCACGACCGGTTATTGCGCCTGCTGACCCAAATGCCGATACAGTTCCCCCTTGCTCTGTAACAAAATGGTCTTTAGCTTTACTGTCTGTTTTTAAATGAACATTAAATAAATCACGGTACAACTTAGTTTGCATAATCGTTCTAATAGAAGTTGTATGCTTTGTTGCTAAATCATGAGCGTAAGATATGTACAGAAAGTTACAATCGGGAAATCTTGCATAACACCAGCTTACCCAGAATGCGAGCATTGTTGATTTTCCAGAACCTGGAGCAACATTAACTAACGTGTCAAAAGTTTCAAGGCGTAGAATTGAAGTTAGCTCTTTGCCAATCGTAATAAAATGTGATTCGCGACCAACAGGATTACTGATTAAAAATTCACGGCCTGTCACAATCGGGTAAAACACTTGACAATAAAGTAGATAAGAACCTAGCAGCTTGGCTCTTAACTCTAAGAGCTGTTGACTAGTACTTGCGCTCATACTTTTCTAAAAGGGGAGCCATAACCTCTAGCAAGTCTTTGTCATTGTCTCCGGTTCTGTCAACGACAACAGTTTCAATCCATTGGAATCTATTTTTCATATTCGCAATATAGATTCTTGCATTAACTTTTAACTTGCCCATTACCGCAAGTCTCCCTATTCTTTGCCACCATGCTTCAGATAAGCTCCTTCCCTTTTCAACCCCTTCTGCAAAAGATGGTTTAGTTTTTACCCATTTGTAAAATGTTTGCCTTGAAATATTTAACTCTACTGCGACCTCGGCATCTGAAAGACCACCGTTGTAAAGTTGTATTACATCCACATCCATTTTCTTTTTATATTTGTTATTGCCACTATAACTACTGTCACGCTTTTCTTTTTTTAACTCTGCCATATTAACCTCCTGTTAAAGCAGCTTTTTTCCCCGTAACTTTTTCCCATCTTTCAATTATTACATCGCAATAGTTTTCGCTTAACTCCATCATGAAACAATTTCTATTAGTTTTTTCACATGCTATTAGCGTAGAGCCTGAGCCACCAAATAAATCTAAAACATTTTTTTTCTTTGGTGCATATTTTTCTAAGCACCATTCTGCCAAAGCAATGGGCTTTTGAGTGGGGTGACATCTTTTTTCACCACGCTCAGATTCTTTTACATACCCATTCCATTGATGCTTAAATATTCGAGAGGCGATTTTTTGATTAGTCCACGCCAATTCGCAATCTGCAAAACTAGTATCGCCATTATCCTTATCCCAAATTATCCACGCAGGTGAATCTGGAAGATGCGAAGCATAATAATTCCCCCCCCAAAATATTTGCACCGGAATATCTAAGGATGCGCATAAATTATATGAGTCTACGGCAGTCTGAATAGAGTCATCGCCAATTATTTCCTCATAATAATTCCCCCTTGCTCCAACTTTTCCATCTTTTCCAACGATGCTAACTCCGTAGGGGGGGTCAGTATAAACAGCATCTATTTTATGTAATGCAATAAGCTTTTCTACATCATCAATAGACACCGAATCGCCGCACATCAATCTATGATTACCCAGCTCCCAAATATCACCGCGCTTTGTTGTAGCCTCTGCTTTAACATCCGGAACACTATCACCATCTTCTATAAGATTTAAATCAACTTCAGCTTGCTTCATAATTTCATCAAGCTCATCTTGACTAAACCCAAGCAAATCTAAATCAAAACCATCCGCTTCTAACTCTGTTAAATTTTCTCTAAGCAGTCCGTAATCCCAAGATGATTTCATCGCAAGCTGATTATCAGCATGCAAATAAGCTAGTGCTTGCGTATCGCTCATGCGACCCACATCAACGCATGGGACTTGTTCTAATTTTAGTTCACGAGCAGCTTTTAATCTTGCGTGCCCTGCAACAACAATATCGCCTTTTATTAAAATTGGATTAGTCCAGCCGAACTCTTGAATGCTAGCTTTTATTTCAGCGATGTGCTCTTTTGAATGTTTCCGGGGGTTCTTTAGATTACTCACTAAGTCAGAAGCCTGCTTTAGGAGTAAAGACTGGGGGTAATTGTCTGTCATTTGCGAAGTCCTTTTCGCGATGGGTTGTGGTTACATTATGTTTTTAAATTATGTATATGTTTAAGTCTAGTGAGTCTTGCCAAAAACGCTTTTGATGCATGCAGACCTTGTTCTACAGCTTCGTTGAAATCTTTGTTTTTCCTACGCCATGAATTCCATGTAGCAGGTGTCACGCCTAGCTCAAACGACACTTCTATCTCGCACTTCCCGTCAGTGAATAAGCGTGGAACTTTTTTAATAATTTCATCAGTGCACTCCGGAACTTTCACTGCTCGCGCTTTCTTTGTTGTAGCTTTTTGTGGATT